TAAGCATACGAAGCATATGAAGGTTAGAAAACATAAGACTAGAAAATATTAGAATATTATATATGAATCTATTTAGCATGTTTAATGAGAGAAAAGAGCAATTACATAAACAACAAACGATCGATATAAAATTACTCGAATTATCCAAAAAATGTCCGGCAACAGTGAGTGATTATCTTTTATTACAGAGACAGATTACCCGTGATCAACAATATAAAATAATAAATACCAATTTTTTATATATTTACGATGAAATGCAAAAACAGCTCAACGTAAATCAAATTATTACAAATAGATTTTTGAATATAACAATGAATTGTAGAGAATTACAAAAAATTGTTATTGAAAAGTAGATATATTAAGAATACATGTTTTGCCATGATCCACCTGATTCTGAACTTTTCTTTATAAGTTTATCGACAATTTTTGGTGTAATATTGATAGGAAACTCCACTTTTATCGACATATCACTCTCAAACAAATTCGTCCCGGGTTTCATCAACCGATACAAATTCAGTTTCGTATGAATAATCTCCAAGCACCGTTTCAAATTACGGACACCATCTTCTTTATGCGTATGCGAATTAATAATATGTTCAATTGTTTCATCCGGCAGCAGAATTTCCTCTAACTTGAAACGCACCTGCTCTCGAATCCTCGGTAGTAAATAATCCTTCGCAATAATAGTCTTCTGCGGCAGTTCATAGCCCTTCGTCATAATACAATGCATCCGATCTAATAAAATCTTACTCACTTTACTGCGATCATTATAACTGAAGAAGAATACACAACGACTTAAATCGAAATCAAATTCCGCAAAATATTTATCATGAAACTTGGTATTTTGCGAAGTATCGGTCAAATGCGTCAAAATCCCCACGATTTCTTCCCCCTTCGGCGTGTCACTAATTTTATCCAATTCATCGAAATAAATAATCGGGTTCATGCTCTGGCACTGAATCAACTGCTTCACAATGAGCCCACAGCTTGATCCTTCATATGTATAGGAATGTCCTTCGAGACAACTGCTGTCGGTCGCGCCACCTAAAGGAATAAAGACAAATTCGCGGTTCAGGATTTTACTGATGCCTTCTTTTACCAAGGTGGTCTTCCCGGTCCCCGGCGGTCCTTCAATCGCGACGGAGTTGCCTATCGCATCCGGATTGGTAATCCACTGCCCCACCATTTGCATCACCTGGAGCTTCACGTCGTTTAACCCATAGACGGCTTTGTCGAGGGTATTTTTAGCCTGTTCCATGAAATCATGACACTTATCTACACCATCTTCAATGCGCACTGGTAGATGATTAATTTTATTAAAGGGGATACGCATAAAATCGTCAACCCAATGCCGAATTTTATTGTATTCACTGCAGCCGGGTTCCATATTTTTCAATGATGAGAGTTTATTGTAGGCGGAGGCTTTAAAACGGGGCGGAATAGTGGCTTCGAGTAAAGCTAGGCGGTAAGGTTTATCAATCTCAATGATGGATTTAATTTCCGCCATTTGCTCTAACACCGCGTCCTGTTCCTCCAAGGACATTTTCTCTTGAAAATAATTGACATCATTCATGACATTTTTTTGTTGTAGGAGATCGCGAAACTTCAAGGTATTTTTAAATTTGCGCTTCTTACACAAACGGGCTTGTTTATTTAAAATCTTTTTATTTGTAGCATGTGTACGCTTATTTGATTTATCTAGACTCGATTTATCTACACTCGATTTATCTACACTCGAAATAAATACATTCTTATCCATACCCATGTCTTCATCCATTTCTTCGTCATCCTCATCTTCTTCTTCTTCATCTTCTTTCTCATCCTGATCTTCCATGTCTTCATCATCCGACGATAAATCTTCTTCTTCTGTTTCCATCTCCGGGTCATAATCAGAATCGCTAGAAGAATGATAATCTTCAAAATCTTCTATGTTTTTATGTTTAAGATCTAAGGGATTAATTGTAAAAATGACATTAAAATTTGACATTTTACTTGGGCTTAATGATGGTTCTTCAACTTTATATTTATCCTTGTTATATTTATTCTTATTATTATTATTATGAGACCCTTTTTTCTTAGGACTTGCGCAAATTTTATTAGGTCCTGTTAAAATATCGGTTGGTTCTGGGCTAGGACATTTCTCTCTATCATAACGATTGTGTTTAGTTTTATTCTTATTCTTATCAAGTTTATTCTTCATATATTTAGAAGGAAATAATTCCCCAAGTAAATCTTGGAATGCCTGATTATTAAATGTTTTATTACCTTTATCTTTGACAATAAAATTCTCTTCATCTTCAGATAAAAGATCATCTTCATCGCCAGACATATCATCATCCCCAGACATATCCTCGTCCCCAGACATATCCTCGTCCCCAGACATATCATCATCATCCGATATATCCTCATCACCAGACATATCCTCATCCCCAGACATATCCTCGTCCCCAGACATATCATCCTCTGAAGACTCTTCTATTTTATATGTTAATTGCCGAGACACTTGTTTATTTACTAATGCATTTTGCTTAGATCGTGTATTATATTTATGAGGAGCCATATCTGACATTGAATTATATTATATAATAATAAACGTTTATATTATTATTATATATATACTTTTTAAAAAAACACTTTTCAAAAAAACACTTTTAAAAAAAGTGTGGCAAAATACAACCTTTGAAAAAGGTTGAGCCAAACAACAACCTTTGAAAAAGGTTGAGCCAAACATATAACATCCTTGGGAATTTTATAAGCGCAGCAAATATAAGCGCAGCAAATATAAGCGCAGCAAATATAAGCGCAGCAAATATAAGCGCAGCAAATATAAGCGCAGCAAATATTAACTATTCTTGTTAATCCACTCGGTTAAATTATCATAATCTGTTGGATGTTGAACTTTACATACTTCTATTTTTTCATGGTTTGTATTTATATATCCATTTGTAAATACAAAAAACCCATCAATATTATGACTCATTATATGTATAAAATATTTATTCTCTTGAATTTCTATTCTACTTATTTTTGCAGTATTTATAATTAGTGAACTAAATCTAATAAAGTTTACCATAATACATTATATGTTTTTATATTTATACCCTTTAAAATTTAATAATATACCATTAAGGTTGTAATATGCGATGCTAATATTTGTGATGCTAATATTTATTGCGATTATAAAATCCCAAGGGTGTTGTATTTTGCTATACTTTTCCTAAAAGTATATTTTTAAAGGTTGTGTATAATATAAAATTGAATTAAAACAATCTAAATATTATTATGTTAATATAAGAAGTATCATGGCTCAAAACACAAAAGGTATCATGCAAAAGAAAACGGCATCCAAAATTATCGGAATTCAATTTAGTATTCTCTCCGATGAAGAAAAACGGAAAGCCTCTATGGCGGAAATAACCAGCCGCGATACCTATGTCAATAATAAACCCGTCATCGGCGGCTTATGCGATCCGCGCATGGGGGTACAAGACCCCGGTTTTATTTGTCCCTCCGATGGTTTAGATCATATTCAAACCCCGGGTTATTTTGGACACATTGAACTAGCAAAACCAATATTTTATATCCAATATCTGAGCACCATTATGAAAATTTTACGTTGCGTATGCATCAAATGTAGTAAATTACTCATCAGTAAGACGAAATACAAACATATTGTTGTAATGTCAGCCGAAGATCGTTGGCAGTTTGTCTTCCCCATTGCCAGTAAAATCAAGCGCTGCGGTGAAGACACCGGCGATGGCTGCGGCTGCAAGCAACCGAAGAAAATTAGCAAGGAAGGTTTAGCCACTCTGAATGCCGAATGGGATAATATTGATGGCTTAACCGGCGACGATTCGGCGCGTTTAAATATGAACTTAACGCCCGAAATTGTCCTCAAACTCTTTCGGCGAATTACGGATGAAGATGTCACCTTTATGGGCTTTAGTCCGTTGTGGTCGCGCCCAGATTCCATGATTTGTCAGGTGTTAGCCGTCCCGCCGCCCGCGGTGCGACCCTCTGTGAAAGTCGATTCGCAGCAGCGGAGTGAAGACGATATTACTCATATCTTAGTGAATATCGTGAAAACCAATAAGACCTTGCAGGAGAAGATCCAGGCGAATGCAAATGCGAATGTAATTAATGATTGGACCACGGTCTTGCAATACTATGTGGCGACGCTCGTGGACAATAAAATACCCGGCGTGGCGGCAGTAGCGCAGCGGTCGGGGCGTCCGCTCAAATCTATTAAAGAGCGATTGAATGGAAAGCATGGGCGTGTGAGGGGGAATCTCATGGGGAAGCGAGTGGATTATAGTGCCCGTTCGGTTATTACGCCCGACCCGAATATCGGCATGGAAGAATTGGGCGTGCCGATGAAGATTGCGCAGAATATTACGAAGCCAGTCATCGTGAATAAACGCAATCGCCAGTTCCTGCAAAAACTCGTGCAGAATGGTCCGGATGAGTACCCGGGAGCGAAAATTTTGGAAAAGAAAAATGGAGACAATATTTCATTGCGTTATGTAGACCGCAACTCTATTAAACTTGAAATGGGCGACATTGTTCACCGGCACATGATGGATGGAGATGCCATTCTCTTTAATCGGCAACCGACGTTACATCGGATGTCCATGATGTGCCATATTGTTAAGGTGATGCCCGTAGGTGATACTTTTAGAATGAACCTCGCGACAACGCGGCCCTACAATGCGGATTTTGATAAACTTATTCTCTGTCAAAAACAGGAGGCGTGAAAAGCGTGCAACCTCCTAGTCAATTGATTCTTTAGTTAAAACTATATAAAGAATAAAATATATATAATAATAATGGAACCATCAAAACGAACCAAACTGTCAAACGAAATATTAGATAATCCAACCGACCGATATTGTGAAATTTATAAAATAACTAACCTTACTACTGGTAACATATATGTAGGGCAAGCGGTTTCACATATATTAAACCACAAAAAATATAGACCATATGGACACGATGGAAGATTTAGATGTCATGTATCAGAAGCTTTCTCAACAAAGAAAAATCAATCGCATTATTTGAACAACGCCATAAGAAAATACGGCGTATCAGATTTTGTAGTTGAATTGATTGAATGTTGTGAAATTAATGAAGCTAATGATAGAGAAATACATTATATTAAACACTATAATAGCTTGTTTCCTGGTGGGTACAATCTTAAAAATGGTGGAAGTGTATTTACTCATAGTGATGAGAGTAAAAAACGTGTTTCAGATGGTGTTAAAAAATATTTTAAAGATAAAAAAATTCAGAGGTTTAATAATATTACAAAGATCGATGATGATATCGAACAATATATTAAACCATTGAACAGAAATAAAGAACAATACGGTTGGTATGTCTATATAGAAAGAAAAAAAACAGATTTTGGTGGTGTTCATATTTCCTTAGATGAAAGTAAAGAAGATGCTAGGGAATTTATTATATATTTAAAGAATCAATTGGCGAAACACCTTGCAGCGGGAAACCCCTTAGAGCCCTAACTACCACCTTTTATGAGAAATTGTAAAAGGGAACACGGTTAATAGCCGTACCCAATGGTAACAATGTTAGGGATTGGGCAATCCGCAGTGAGACTACCTAATTCCGTTTTGATAGGAAATGGTAGCCCTTCAACGACTGAACGGGTGTTGGTGAACTATGAAGGTCTAATCAACCTGAGTTTGCTTAAGATACAGTCTGTCCCCTTGCGAAAGTTTGGGGGTCCTCATTGGGAGATGAGATGAATTTACACATGCCACAAGACCCGGAAAGTGAAGCTGAATTGAGGAATTTAGCGGCAGTAACCTGGCAAGTTATTAGCCCAGCAAATAATAAAACTATTGTTGGGATTTTTCAAGATTCGCTATTAGGAGCGTATCGTTTTACTAGAGAAAATATTAATTTTACACCGCGTCAGGCAATGAATTTACTCATGTGTTATGACAAGGTAGATATATCAAAAATACAAGAAAAAACAGAAAAAGATAAAAATAAAAAAGAAACAGAAAGTATTAGCAATTTTAATATCCTTTCGCAAATCATGCCACCGATGACGGTAAAGCACAAGACCGGTAGGTTTGGCGACACAGAAGACTATAAAACCTCCAATAATGTTTTGGAAATAAACAACGGCGAATACGTCCGTGGGCAAATTGGCAAAGACATCTTCGGTGATGGCAGCAGCGGCTTGATCCAGCGCATTTGTAATGATTTTGGCAATAAAGAAGCCACTGGTTTTATTGACAATGTCCAGAATATTGTAACCGAGTATATGAAGACCAGCGCTTTTAGCGTCGGCATTAGCGATTTAATCGCTGACAAGAAGACGAATGATGATATCATAAAAACTATTATTAGCAAGAAAGCCGATGTGAAGAATTTAATCGACCAAATTCACTTAGGCATCTTTGATAATAAAACTGGCAAATCGAATGAAATCGAGTTCGAAACCCAAGTCAACAATATTCTCAGTAAAGCAGTCAATGACGCTGGTAAAATCGGCAAAAAGAGTCTGAACGCGGAGAATCGTTTCGTCATCATGGTCAATGCCGGATCCAAGGGCGGTGACTTGAATATTTCTCAGATGATTTCGTGTGTCGGTCAGCAAAACGTCGATAATAAACGTATTCCTTATGGTTTTGAAAACCGCACCCTGCCGCATTTCACCAAGTTCGACGATTCACCCTCGGCGCGCGGGTTTGTCGAAAACTCTTTCATCTCAGGCTTAACCCCGGAGGAACTCTTCTTTCACGCCATGGGCGGTCGTATCGGTATTATTGATACAGCCGTCAAAACCTCGCAAACCGGTTATATTCAACGGCGCTTGATTAAAGGCTTGGAAGACTTGAAAGTCGAATACGATATGACAGTGCGCAATAACCAAAACAAAATCATCCAATACTCTTATGGCGAGGATGGTTTTGACACGGTCAGGGTGGAGAAACAAATCTTGCCGCTCGCCCAAATGACCTTGGAAGAGATATACGCCCACTTTCAAATGCCTCTCGATGACAGTAAACAAAACGACGTGTTTACGACGGCTTATACTAAACCCACTATTAAGCGTTTAAAGAAGCAGAGCGGTGACTTAAGCTTCAAATGCAAGGAACTCATTGACATGATGATCCAAGTGAGGGAAGACATGATTAAGAAGGTCTTTGGCAACAAGGATAATAAAGTAGTACAAATTCCGGTTGCCTTTTCATATATCATCAATAATATCAAGGGACAACAATATATTAATGTCAATTCCATGGTGGACATTACGCCCCTCGAAGCCTTTGAAATCATCGATAGCGGTTACAAGACTATATCCCTCATTCACTATGTCCCGCCCACGGCACTATTTAAAGCCCTATATTACTACTATCTCAACCCCAAGGACTTATTGATGGTGAAGCGCTTTAATCGAAAAGCTCTGATTATTCTCATCGATACGATAGTCCTCACGTATAAGAAGGCGATTGTGGCACCCGGTGAAATGGTCGGCATGATCGCGGCACAATCGATTGGTGAACCGACGACTCAGATGACACTGAATACGTTTCATTTTGCTGGTGTAGCGAGTAAATCAAATGTCACGCGTGGTCTGCCTCGGATTGAAGAAATCCTCTCACTCTCGGAGAATACGAAAAATCCTTCCTGTACGGTGTATCTCTTTCCGAATGAAGAACAGGACCAAGCAAATGCCAAAACACTCATGTATAAATTAGAACACACAAAGTTAAGTTCGATTGTGGAGACGGTGAAGATTTGCTTTGACCCGGATGATATGCATACGTTGATTGAGGAAGACCGGGAAGTCATGGAACAGTACAAGGAGTTTGAAAACATGGTGGATGATTGCATGAATACGGACGCAGAAGGAAATAAATCAGGCGAAGAATCCAACACCATAAACGATAGCAAATCCAAATGGATTATACGTCTCACCTTCAATGTCGAAGAAATGCTCGATCGCAATTTGACCATGGATGATGTCCATTTCGCCATTAAGAATGCCTATCGCGATCAGGTGTCCTGTGTCTTCTCGGACTACAATAGCGACAAGCTCGTCTTCCGCTTACGGTTAATTAATGCACTAGGTAGTAAGAAAAAGGGGGTCATGAAGCAAAATCCTCTAGATCAATCCGATGAAATATATCTATTAAAGACCTTCCAAAACGCCCTCTTAGATAATCTGATTTTGCGCGGTATTAATAACATTGGCAAAGTCATACCGCGAAAAATAATTGATAGTTTGCTCCCACTCGATGGAAATTATGTGAAGAAAGAAACATGGGTCGTGGACACGGTCGGGACGAATTTGATGGATCTCCTCTCGCTTGATTATATCGACACGACGCGTACGTACACGACAGATATTCAAGAAATTTACCGCGTCATGGGAGTGGAAGCCGCGCGCCAATCTATTCTCAATGAAATTAGTGAAGTGATTGAATTTGATAGTACTTATATTAACTATCATCACTTGAGTGTCTTGTGTGACCGGATGACGTGTAATGATAAGCTTGTATCGATATTCAGGCACGGAATTAATGGTGATGATATTGGTCCGATCGCCAAAGCATCCTTTGAGGAAACGCCAGAAATGTTCTTGAAAGCCGCCAGACACGGCATCCTCGATACGATGCGGGGGGTCTCAGCCAATGTCATGTGCGGACAGGAAGGGTACTTTGGAACAAGCGCCTTCCAGGTCTTACTGGACTTGGATAAAATAACCCAAGTCCCAGCTGAAGAATATGTAGCAGAAGATGATGCGAAGTTTATCGAGGAACATTTTGAAGGCGTCCAGAAAAGCGATGAAGGCGTCTGCTCGGTGGATAACTTGACCATCCATAGCAACGCCATAAATATCCTACCGGTCGATGTCGGCGCCGATAATGGTTATGAACTGGGGTTTTAAGAATATATACATAATAAGGTAATAAACATATAATATAATATAATAAAATAAAATAAAATAAAATAAAATAAAATATAAAAAATTGACTTATTATATAAAATGAAAATAAATTTAAATGAAAGCAAATACTATTTTTTAACACACAATAATATATTTAGAAAAAATCATATGCTAGAAGAATTTGGTTCATATAATATTACTGAAGTTAATCCAGGCGTAGGATGCGGTAAAAATAAATCAATCGCCTCTGGATTTAGTAGAATGCTTGATATAGGTACAAAAAATCAAGATATACATAAACCCTTTCAACCATTTATTCTACTTGAAGATGATGCTACAAAATATAGAGAATTTCCAGAGTCTTTAGAAATTCCGGATGATGCTGATATATTATTTATTGGTTTATCAATATGTGGCATGCAAAAAGATACACATTGTAATAAAGTATGCTATAAAACAATCAATGATGATATAATAAAAATTTCAAATATGTTATCAGGACATGGTATAGTTATATGTTCTATTAAAGGATTACTTGCATGTCAAAAATGTAATGATGAAGCTTTTTTTACAGATAAAATATGGGATATATTTTTTGCCCAAATACAACCTTATTATAATGTATATGCTTTAAGGAAACCTTTAGTGTATCAATCCCTCGAATATGGCGGCTGCGAACATGCTACAAAAATAGAATACAATGATGGAATAAATGTGGAAATGGATGAAGAATGGATTAATAAAAATAATTTTTCTATAATAACTATAGTATAATGAATATAGATAAGATTTTTGAAACATATGGTAATATTGAAAAAAATATACATATAAGTTGGAAAAATAAAAATGTCATAGATTGTGATTTTGATATAATAAAATATGGAATTAGAAACTTACGAGATTTAAATCCAGAATATAATTTTATAATAAATGATGATAATGATATAGAAGAATACATTAAACAAAATATTGATCAACATGATTATGATTTAATTAAACATAAACATATTGTAGAAAAAACAGATTTATGGAGGTTACTTAAAATATATAATGAAGGTGGTATATATTGTGATATTGACCGTTTTTGTAATATACCATTTAGAGAGATAATAAAACCTAATGTTAAATGCATTTTGCCAATGCATTTTGATATAGATTTTTCACAGGATATTATGATAAGTTGTTCTAAAAATATTATACATAAAAGAGCTATTGAATTAAATCTAGAAGGTAGAAGAAGTGGTTGTACTAATATATTAATTTTAGGACCATGTACTTATTATTTTGCTGTTACAGAATTTTTACTTGGACTTGGAAATGGAATGTATGATCGTTATCCTAATCATGAACAATTAACTAATTTAAGAAAAATTATAAATGATTCTATATATTTGGACACATACAGAGAGACGCCTATGTTTGATACATTAATTTATAGAGGTGATAACAATCTTAATAATGATAAATTATTAATGTACAATTATCAAAATGTAAAACACTGGAGTGCATAATATTTATAAGTGACATTTTATGATTAAAAAATATAATTAAAAAATATAATTAAGTATATAATTAAGTATATAATTAAGTATATAATTAAGTATATAATTAAGTATATATTTATATATAAAGATATATATAAGTATATATATATGACAGATTACTACGAGATTACTACTTTAAATAAAAAGTTTAATTTCTATATATTGGATAATTGTCTTATATCAAATGTTATAAAAGAACATAAGGTTTGGGAATCATATATGCATCCAATTTTTGAAAAATATGTTAATAAAAGTAGTATTGTAATTGAATGTGGTTGTCACATAGGAACTCATTCTATACCATTAGCTTCTTTATGTAAAACATTTTATGGGTTTGAACCTTTGCCAGATACATATGATGTATTAATTAAAAATGTAGAATTAAATAATATCAATAATGCCTTTATTTACAAAAAAGGAGTTGCGGATAAAGAAGGAAGTACTGAATATTTGTGGATTTCTGGAAATAATCCCGGTAGTTCTGGGCTTAATAATAATCCAATGGGGAAACCTGTTTGGATAAATCCTACTGATAAAAATATTGTAGTAGATTTAACGACAATAGATTTATTACAGTTAGATAAATTAGATTTTATGAAAATTGATGTAGAAGGTTATGAAACATTGGTAATAGAGGGAGCGATTAATACAATTAAAAAATGTAGACCAGTTATTATTATTGAGGTATGGAAAGATCATCTGGGTTCTATTGATATAAATTATACTAAATCAATATATAAAAATATATTAGATTTAGGATATGATATTTTAAATATACAAGGTCCTGATTTTTTATTTTTACCTAACGAAATTCATACTAATTAAATAATAAACTAATATTTTATATATAATTAACTATATAATATATATAATGAAATTTTTATTTCAATCTTGGGGTTCTTCGTTATGGGCATTTGATTTTATTAAATATGATATATTATCAGATATTAAAAACTTAGAATTAGAATATTTTACCGAAACAAATCTAGAATTATTATTAAATCGTAATGACTTGATAAATAATAATATATTAGCTATTTCATGTCCTGAAATAGATTTTAATGTTGCTATTAAATTAGTTGAAACTATTAAACCATTAGTACTTTTTTTACTAAAAGATGAGCATGGAAATCGAAATCATTGGAATAAATTAGCCAATTATACAAAATTAATGTTCAAAGAACATTATTTTCAATGGTATAATAATCCAAGTAACAGTTTTCAATTACCAATAGGATATGCAACTGGCTATTTAAAACAACAAAACTCATCTCATATAATACCTAAAAAAATAAAAGAGAAAACTATAAATTGTTCATTTATTGGGAAATTTAAACAAGATAGAGAAGAAATGTGCAATATTTTTCAAGAAAATATGACAAAAACTTTTTTAAAAAATGTACATAATGATTGGGATGTTACTAAACAATATTATTTACCTTCCGATGTATTTAATATTTATAATGATTCTATATTTGTTTTAAGTGGACGCGGATATCATAGTTTAGATTGTTTTAGAATTTATGAAGCAATTATTGCAGGAGCTATACCTGTTCTTATAGGAGATCAAATAGAAATTAATAATACATTTAATTATAATAATAATGTAATACCATTTATCTATTGTAAAACATGGGATGAAGCGGTTAAAATATGTAATGACCTATTACAAAATTATGACAAGTTACAAGAATTACAAGATAATCTTCTATTATGGTGGGAAAAACAATTGTTGAGTATTAAGGAAAAAATATATTCTGTTATAATATAATATGTCCATTACAAGTTATTTGAATAGTAAAGGGTTTTATTCTTTTGAAGGACATACACAGGGATGCCCACCACAAGTAGAGGATTTAATAAATTTAACAAATAAACCAAATATAACTATTATGGAAATTGGATTTAACGCAGGACATTCTGCTGAAGTGTTTTTACAAAATAATACAGAGTCAACATTAACTTCATTTGATTTAGGAGGACATACTTATGTTTTAACTGCAAAAGAATATATAGACTTTACTTATCCAAATAGGCATAAATTAATACTAGGTGATAGTAGAGAAACAGTGCCTAAATTTATAAATGATAATATATCTACTAAATTTGATATTATATTTATTGATGGCGGACATGATTATGAAATATCAAAAGCAGATATGGAGAATTGTTTTCATTTAGCACATAAAGATACTATAGTTATACTTGATGATACTAATTTTACAAAAGAGTGGCAAGCATTTTGGACTATTGGTCCAACATTGACATGGAGTGAACATGTAAAAGAAAATAAGATTATTGAATTAAATAGAAAAGACTATCAATCAGGAAGAGGAATGTCTTGGGGTAAATATGTATTTTAAGTTTATATAATAATAATAATATTATTACTATTGTATATAAAATGATTTCAAAAATAATAATGCAAAAAACTAGAGATAGACAACCACAATATGTAGTAGATATGATTAAATCTCATATGCCTTCAGATTGGAAATATGTTAATTATATTAATGGTGAAGAAGAACAATTTTTTAGAGAGAATCCCTTAGACGAATTTCCTGACATTATTAATCGTTTTAGAATAATGCCAACACCTGCTCATCAAGCGGACTTATTTCGTTTTTATTATTTATATTTATATGGGGGCGTAACATTAGATGGAGATGCAATGTTATATGAAGATATTGAATATATTGCACAAGATTATTCTTTTTTTTCAGTAGTTGGATTAGATGTTTCTGTATTATGTAATGGTTTGATGGGAGCTTCTCCGAATAATATAATTGTATATAATTCGTTAAAATACGCATATTCAGTTGATATAAGTAAATTTATGAACAACTATGCTTTATTATGTAAATATTTATCGAGCATGGTCATAAATAAAAATTTAGATTTTAAATATATTTTATATAAGGAATTTGATTATGTAAGAGGAGAATCCGCAAAATCGATAGATTCTACAGGGAAAACACTATTTATACATTATTATAAATATAAGATTATTCCAAAAGATTTAAATACTGTTGAACATACTATAGTAATCGGTCAAAGCGATAAACCAGTTAAATTAGTTGTATTAGATAGACAATATATTAATCCTACATTTATTCTTAATGAACATTCATTTAATGATAGATTTTCTTTTGAAATTTTT